TTCCCAGGAGGAATTTGAACTCATTGAAGATTATGCCGCGTGCAATTATTCGCCAGAGCAGATCGCCAAGTGCATGGATATTCCAAAAGCCGATTTTATGGCTGCCTGGTATAACCATAAGCACCCGGTGCGCCATCATTATGATAAAGGCCAGCTGGTTGCCGAATTTGAGATCAATCAAAAAGCCCTGCAAACTGCAAAAGCGGGAAACCTTACTGCCATGCAGATTTATCAGAAAAACAGGGAAGCGGTAACAATCGAAAACATGAAAAAGCAAATCCTTTTTGGCGGGGAAGATTAAAATAAGCCCATGAGTAAAGAAATCCGGAAGCTGCCACATATTAAAGATATTGATCTCGAGTTGATCTATACCTTTATTGGAGAAGGAGATCGCAATAAGGCTCCCAGTGAGATCATTGATTATCTTGATTTAATGGATAAGATTCGCGGGATGCACCTGCGAATTGATCGTTTTGGCAGTAAAGATGCTATTGTCAATCATCTCATAAAAGTTGAAGGCCTAAGCCGGTATCTGGCCAACAAAGCCTACAACCAAACAATAGAGTATTTCTACGCAGATACAGATATTTCAAAAGAAGCCTGGAGAAATATCATTGCTGGGAAAATGGAAAAAAATATTGCCATTGCCCAGCTGCTTATTAAAGATGTGAGTGATGCTGCCAAGGTAAACAAGATGCTTGCAGAAATGGCACAGACCCTTGGTCTCCACCTTCCAGATCCAGAGAAGATGCCCGACGGGGTTTATGATAAACCCACCAAGATCTACACGCTTTCCATGGAAGACCTGGGCAAGAAGCCGCAGAGCAAAAAAGAACTGGCAGAATTCATTCGCTCCTTGCCAGAGATCCCTGAGAAAGTAAAAGAAATGGCCATGCAGGAAGCCATGCTTAAACAAATCAATTTCCTACCCGAAGAGAATGAAGATCCCCGAAAGTCTTAAGAATTCAAAAGATGTTGAGTTAAGGTATGGCACCTGGGTAAAACAGGTGGTTGATATTGTGGCCCCCAAGGATCTCTTCCTCATTGCAGGAAGGGGAACTGCCAAAACCACCGATATCATGGCCGACAGGAGTATCGATATTATTTACGATATGCCACGGGCCTATTCTGCTTTTGTTTCAGATACCTATGACAATGCCCTTCGTAACATCGTTCCTTCCCTCCTGGAGGGATGGACACAAAGAAAAGGCTGGCGGGAAGGCGTGCATTTTGTTACAGATGAACGGCCCCCAAAAAGTTGGGATAAGCCATACAAGCCGCCCATGACTTATAAGCATACCATTTCTACATGGAACGGCCATTTTTTTAACCTTGGATCCCTATCGCAGCCAACTTCCCTGGCGGGTAACTCTTACCAGCATTTCTTTATCGACGAAGCCAAAAACAATAATTACGAGAAGCTTAAGAAACTATTTCCTGCTTTGCGTGGGGATTATGTAGAGTTTGGCCATTCTCCCTTCTTTTTAGGAATCACCGCAACTTCAGATATGCCAAATATTGGAGACGGGGAGCATGACTGGATGCTGGACAGGGAAAAAGACATGGACAAAGAACGTGTGTTGGTAGCGCTGCAGGCGGGATTAGAACTCAATGATGTAAAAATAAAACTTCACAAAGCTTTAAAGTCGGCCAACAAAGCCAGGATCACCTCCTTACAAAACAGGTATAAGTTGTGGTACGGGCTATGGGTGCAAAGCCGCATGGATCTCACTATGTTTTATACAGTTTCCAGTTTTGCGAATGCCGAGATCCTGCGCAAGAATTACTACAAGATTGCCCTGGATAGTTTAGGCATCGAAGAATTTAAGAGCGCGATCCTTTCTTTAAAAATTGAACTCCAGGCGGGCCAGAAGTTTTATATGAACCTTGGCGAACATCATTATTACGATGATGGCCTGGTGCTAAAGTATTACGATCAATTTCGGCTTACAGACGATATTAAAGAATCTTCCCAGGCGCTTAGTTATATTCAGCATGATAAGCCACTGGAGTGCGGGATTGACTTTGGAAACCAATGCTCCATGGTACTTGGCCAACAAAAAGGTAGTTATTACTACATTTTAAAGAATATACATACATTGGCCCCCGATAGCTCAAAAGAGCTGGCAAAGCAGTTCATTGACTTCTTTGCCGGCCATAAGAAGAAGGTTCTTAATATGTACTATGACCGTTCGGGGAATCAGTATCAAAAAGTAAAGCGGGATTGGGCTACAGAGATCAAGAACCATATTGAGAAATATGAGGGCGCCTCTACCGGGTGGCACGTGAATTTAATGAGCTTGAATCAGCGCACCATCACCCAGGAGGAAGAATATTCATTTGCGAAAAAGTTGTTGGGGGAATATTACCCCAAGTTGCCAAAGATTAAGATCGATAAACACCAGTGTCAATTTTTAAAAAGTTCCCTGGAACTTACCAAAACAAAAACTGCCAAGGATAGGAACGGATCCACGATCCTTACCAAAGACAAAACTACAGAAAAGACATTGCCACTAAAGAAGCTGCCAATGTACTCCACCAACTATTCAGATGCTTTTAAGTATTTGATCTATCGCCCAGAATGGATCAAGCTGGCCGATAAGCGAGCCGCGAGTGCGGTGGTGGATCCGGGAGTGTATTAAGTGATCGGTGCGCAGTGATCAGTTGGCAGAAAATATTTAAAAATTAACGTATATGTCAATTTTATTTCTACATTTGTCCTGTAACCAGTTGAAAGTTATCCAACTAAGACATATCAAGAAGAACGGCACGGGGTGAAAGTCCCTTCCTTTTGCTTTCAATCGGGTTACGGTGACCGTTCTTTTTTTAATTTAAAAGTAACCCGTATGAAAAAGCATGAAAACTTTCTGAAGTTAAATGACAAGCCAATCTTCTTTATTAATGAGAATGGGCAGACATGGATCTCACTTCCTTCACTTTGTGAAGCGTTAGACATTGACACCAACAGGTATTATCGAAATGCAAAACGAGATTATATTATTGGTCCAGAGCTTAGGCTTCAACCCGTCCCTGTAACTTCAAATGGGATTACTCAAATTAGAAATGTTACTTGTATTCCAGAAACTTTGGTGTATGGTTGGCTTTTTACTGTTAAAGCTGAAAGGAAAGAACTAAAGGAATATAAGAAAACTTGCTATTACCTGCTTCATAATTACTTTAAAGGATCTATAACTAATAGAAAGGATCTTCTTCTGGAAAGAAAAACTGTTGAGACAGAAATTTTCAAGGTAAAACGGTCATTAAAAGAAGAGGATGAAAAATACAAGAAGCTTGAGGAATTAAAAAGGCAAAAAAGAAACTTAAATACAAAACTTAATCATAACGATAAGGAATTGATTGATCAACCCGAATTATTTGATCAATTTTCCGACGAGCAGGTATCCAAAAATGCCAGAAATCAATAAAAATTTGACACCTGCACTGGCGAAATAGCCAGAGCAGGTGTGTCAAAAATGACGTTTTCCGCATATATTTTAGACCTGCTCAACCAAAATAAAGTGAGAATTCTCACTTTTTGACAGATCAGATGTGAGCTATCAGTTAACCCCCTTGAGAGGGGCAACTGAAACAGAAATTTTCCCACACTTCGCCACAGTTCAAAAAATTTTATATCTTTGACATGTCCAATAAATGTTAAGCATGTATCAAGAGAAGTTTAAAGATTCAGCCCAGGGGAGAACCGGTGTAAGTCCGGTCACTTCAAATCGCTTTGCGTTTGTTGGACGCCACCTCTGGGCCTTTTTTAAAACCAATTTGTTATGTCCAACAAACGCAACAGTCCGGAAGGACAAAGAACCAAGATGATTGTATTTTTAGCCAACTGGGCTTCAGAAATGCATTCTTATCAACCATTTCAAGATGTGCTTGAGCACCTTGGAGATCTCAAAAGAGCCTATTTGGAATCAGATTGGGCAGATGATAAGGAACAGCGAATGCAGATCCTTCTCTTATTTGACCAATTAGAGGAATTGATGTCTAATTTAGACAATCATGACCACGAAGATTTCAAGGATCTTGATCGTTTCATCTTAAAATTGACCGCTTAATGTATTACAGAAACATTAAAGATCTCGTTTCAATTGAAGGAATTGAGGTAGAGGCAGGAAGCCTCTGGGAAGAGCATCCAAAAAAGGCATTTTTGGAACTCGTTGATGACGATCAGTACGCCAGTTCGCACCTGGACGAAGAAAATTTCTCACCCGCCTAAATTTTCGATGACAACACGATATTCAAAAAGCCCTTTTTTCGAGGGCTTTTTTCTTTTTAATATGTAGATTTGTGCCGCACTCTGTTGTCATCATTGTGTAAGATTTGATTTAGCCCCTGTATCATGCGAAGATACGGGGGCTTTTTTTGTGATTACTCTGCAAAAAGGCGAGTTTACGCTACTCCTTCAGGTGAATAACTGCCGCCTTGCTCCTTCAAAAGACCTTCAGCAGGGAAAAAAAGCGCCTCAAAACTACCCTTTTTAAAAAGTCATATTTGCTAAACCTTTGAAAATCAGATAACAAACCCTTTCCGCAGAAATTGCGAAAAGGGTTGAAAGACGATTGACCCCGCCCCGCTCACTCCTAGCAATGCAATTGCACGCGCCCCGCTGGCCGAGAGATATGATCCAGCACCCAACCAAGTAGCATGCAACCGCCTGTTTTTACAGGTGGTTACCGCTGTCACACCCTCAACCACTTATTACAATTACACTTGTAATATGGATGTGAGTACAACCAGTAGGCTCTATGCAGTGTTAAGGAGGATGAGGGAACTAACCGATGCGGGTGTTCCTTTTGATATTGAGTTCTACTCATATAGCACCACCAGCGGGGAAAGTTCTGGTTATAAGAAGGCACCCAAGGTGGTACTCCGTACGGGCTTGAGCCGTGCCTACAGTGAAAAGGCAGACATCCTAATAGGTTACAAGCAGGGCAATGAGAACCGGTGGTTCAACCTACCCCTACTTATTAAGTTCAACAATAAATTCATCTATGAATATTGAAACATATGGGCAGAATGCTCTCGTAGAGACTGAAGATGCAGTTTTCTCCTTTGAGGTATCAGAGAATCCCCGGGACTTTGAAAAGACCAGGAGGGCTCGTGCTGAAGATTCCCTGGAGTGGAGCAACTCTACTTCCCACCATCATATTGGCAGCTGGCGCATCCTCCCCTACGGTGACAACAATGACCTGCCGAGTGTTATCAAGAAAGCTGTTCAGAATAACTCCATAGTTCCTGGTATCCTTAAAAAGAAGATAGGTATGTTGTGGGGGAAAGGTCCCAAGCTATATAGGGAAGCTTTCGATGATAACTACAACCTCATAAGGAAGTGGGAAGAGCATGACGAGATCCAGTCCTGGCTAGACAGCTGGAATGCAGAAGGCTATCTGGCCGCGGCATGTTCAGACTACAGCCATATTGAAGGAGTGTTCACCAAGTTCTACCAGGGCCGCGGTGGCCGCATAGGGAAACATCGTATTGCAAAGCTGGAACATGTGTCGCCAGATAAGGGTCGCCTGGCATGCAGGCATTCTCATGAGTTACTGCCGCCTTCCCACGTGATCCTGAATGACTGGAACTTCACCCACCTTGATCATCTTACCGATTTCAAAGTTTATCCACTGTTCAATTTTGTTCGGCCATTCGAGCACAGGAACAGTATTTTCTATTCGAATATGTACAGCTTCTGTACAGACTATTACACCGTACCCGATATCTATGGTTCCCTGGAATGGATTAGGAGATCCACAGCAGTACCACAAATCCTCAAGGCGCTGTCCAAAAACTCGATCAATGTCAAGTATCACATTACGTCCCCACAATCCTTTTGGGATGCTAAAAAGGCAGTTATAGAAGCGAATTGTACAAAGCTGGGGAAAGAATACAAAGAGAAGATGTTGACCGATTATATGACCGAATACCTGCGGAAGGTTGCCACCGTTCTTTCTGGCGAATCAAATGCCGGGAAGTTCTGGCATACAGTTGATACGGTTTATGTGGATGGAAACAATCTACTTTCAGAGGGCTGGACCATCAAACCAATTGACCAGAACATTAAAGACTTTTGTGAAACTCAGATCAAGATAGGCGAGCGGGCAGACCGTGCCACGGCGGCTGGCGTTGGCGTTCATTCTGCAATTGGTGGCACTGGGAAGGATGGCCACAGTGATTCGGGATCTGAACAGCTGTACGCACTTCAAAACTATATGATGACCGGGATCGATATTCCTGAAATGATTGTGATGAAAGCGGTGAACTACGCCATTAAGGCCAATTTCCCGGACACCAAATTAAAGCTGGGCTTCTATCAAAATGCTCCTTCGAGGGAACAGGACAAGACTCCAAATGACCGACTTAAGAACCAAACGCCCTAAGAGATGAAATTACTTTTCAACGATAATTCCACCCATATAAGCGATGAATTGCTGGGGTTTGTTGATGCCGATGTCAACTCTTCCAAGATCAAGAGTGAATTGATCACCGCGACCAAAGATCTCACCACGCTTATAGGCCAGGAAGCTTATGGGTATGCCGTTAAGTTATTTGAAAAAGAAGCTCCGAACGAAGACGAGAAATTTACTTTATACCAGTTTCAGTATCCAATTGCGGTTGATGCCTATCGTCACTATGTGCATTCGGGCGACTTGAGCCATACCAACAATGGGCGTAAGATGCGCAATGATGAGCATGAAAAAGCCGCTTTTGAATGGATGATCAATAAGGACAACCAGGCGCTGGAGAAGAGGTATTATAAAGCAGTGGACAATCTTCTGGATTTTCTTGATGATGAGAATCCAACCCTAATTGAAGCTACAGGAGAAGTTGCTGAAGTAAAATGGAAGAAAACCGAAGCCTTCCGGAAGACCCACCGGTTGTTTGTGCGTAGCACATCAGACTTTGATGAGTATTTCCCTATCAATTCCCGCCTCTTATTGCTCAAACTTCAGCCTGGGCTTTCGCAATGTGAGAGACTGGAGATCCTCCCGCGAATAGGCAAAGAAAAATTTGTGCTCTACAAGGCACTTTTGGATGGTACAGTTACAGAAGGTGATATAGATGAAACGCTCCTGGCGCTTATCAAAGAAGCGTGCGTGTTTTTTGCCCTTTCCTGGGCATTGCGCAGGCTTCGGGTGGAGCTGTTGCCCGAAGGTATTTTGCAGCGGTATGCCGCCGAACGCAATACCAAACCAGCCGAGAAACTGGAAGCCGAACTTACTGCTCAATCATTCAAGGCAGACGCGCAAAAAGTCCTGCAGGCAATTGAGAGCTACACCGCGCCCCCTCCAACCATAGAAGAATTGGAAGCCGGGGAAGTCGCCCCAAAATCTGACGTGTGCGAAGACGATCTATTTTTCACTTAATCAATTAATACCATGGCCAAAATTTTCAAACTCTTTAAAAATTTTCTTCTGAATATCTGGTACTTCCGAAGGGATTACCGTATTAAAAGCATCAACAACCAGCTAAAAAACGAAATCGTTGACCAGGAAAAGAACCGAAAGGAATTCCTACATGAGCTGCAGCTCTACATGCGTAAATACCTGCGCAAAGATGCCAGCGGCAAATACATTCCCCTTTCCGGAAAGAACAAAGCCGAGATCTACACCGCAATTACGATCCAGCACGGCGCGCGGATGAAGGAGCTGAACATCACGTTCACGAAAAACCTGCAGATAAAACTATGATATGCCTCGAAATCCCCGAAACCCGTCGCAGGATCTATTTACCTGCAGATCTGGCCGAATGTGATGAGCGGCAGTATGCAGATGCTTCTTTATTGCTTTATCGCTATGGTCAAAACGAACTTGATTATTTCGACTTTAGGGTCGAGATGATCTATAAAATGCTGAACCTAAAAAAAGGCGGTGGTAAACTCGTCGCCGCCCAGGTGGAGGAAATGAACAGCAACATATACATGCTTTCCCAGTTCATCGATTCCTTTTTTCAAAAAGATGAAGAGGATAAACTGGTCATCAAGCAATATTACACGCACAACCATACGCCTGTGGTCAAAGATTCCTTTAGGAATTGGTATGGACCGGCAGATAATTTTGATGATATCACTTTTGGCCAATATATCGATGCCTTAAACCTTTACGCCCATCTTGAAAAGGAGAAGTCTAAGGATCTCCTGTATATGTTTATGGCCACCTTCTATTTTCACAAGTGGAAAGAATATGATCCCCGAAAAGTGGAGAAACGGGCAAAAGTTTTCCGGCATGTACATTTTGGAAGGGTGTACGGATTTTTTCTGCTGTTTGCCAGCTTTCAGAAATACCTTTTCTCTGCCACGGTAAACTATCAGGGCACCGAGCTTGACCTTTCCATTTTATTCGCTTCTGGGGAAAAAGAAACTGTCAAAAGTGATATTCCGGGGATTGGCATGTTGAGCATCGCCCACCAGCTGGCCGAAAGCGGTGTGTATGGTCCCATAAAAGAAGTCAGGCAAACCAATTTTTGGGAAGTGATCCTTCGCCTGTACGATATTAGAAAGCGTGACCTGGACAACCTGGCCAGCCGCAAAAAAGACGAAGAAAAAGCTAAAGCCGCCGCCAAATGATATTGATACCCGAATTCAAGACGTACCTCGCAGAGAAAAAAGAACAATTGCCCCTGGTGAACTTTTGCCGGGCAGTGGTGAAGGAAGAAGAAGTGACGCGCTTCCTCCAGCAGGTAAAAGCATCAGACAACCAGATCATGATGGGAATAATGCCCGATGCAAGGAGTACCGCGCGCGATGAAGACAACATCAAGATGAACAACGCCACTGGTTTCCTTTTTCTCGAGAAAACAGATTATGGCGCCGATAAATATGACCAGTGGATGGATGTTTTCCAGCGCACGCAGGAATCTGCCGTGGCTTTTGTTCGGCAAATCATCCAGGACAAGAGTTTCGGAAATTGTGACTTCGTACAGTACCTGGATTTGAACAACATAAGTTTGGAACCAGTTTCTGGCCTTGGCTCCTGTAGTGGCTGGATTGTAGAAGTTTATTTTGACACCCCGTTCTAAACTCGTATATTTGACGAGGTTTTAAAACGGTAAAATCATGGAAGAGCAGGAAATAAACGACTTATTTGAGCAGGAGATCCACAAACGATCTGTTGGCAGGAGTGCCGGGCTCACCAAGGATCAAATCTACAAATACAGGAACCGTGGCGCTACCATTGGTACCAAATTGGAGGTGCTTTGGAAGCTTGACCTTTTAGAATTCAAAATCACATGAGCATTTTAGACAAGCGAAAGGGGATAAGTGAAGCGGTGATCAAAGATCGTTTTATTCGCGAGCAGCTCGAGGAGGAATCCAAAGAGATAGACAAGGCGCAGGAGAGTTTGATGTCTCGCCGGGGTTTTCGCGATAGTTCCTGGACAAAGCGCTCCTTTAGGATCGATAATAATAAAATGGAATATACCCATCTGCCCAGGCACCGGTTTGTTGATATGAAAACCCGGAACACAAAATCCAAAGGCCGCATAAACAAGAAAAGCCACCCGGTGCACAACCGCATCCTGTTTGGCCACGCCAACGATATTATAAAACGGCTACACTACGGGTTTACCCAGGCCGTGAAAGAAGAGCTGGCAAAAGAGGTTTAGCCACGCCGCAAGTTGACGGTCAAAATTCATAGGTTTAAGCATAATTTCAAAAATTTAAGCCTTATGAACCAATTATTACGCGACCTGGAGGCAATCGACTCCAAAGAAAACCATCTAAAGACCCTTGATAACCTTCTCCTGGTTTATTTAGCCAGTGAGGAAGCCAATTCTTACAAAGAGCGGGTTGACATTTTGCTGCTGGCTTGCCACCTGCGTCAATTATTTATGTAACCGCATAAGCAGTGCCCTGCCACTGCTTTTTTTTTGTAGATTAGTTGCAGCAACAACAACTAATCAGAAAATTATGGAAGTGGAACCAACTAGTATAGCCATTGTGGTAATTATCATCGGGTTAGGAGTTCTAGCCATCGGAATGTTTAAAACTTCCAAGAATTCAGCTACAGATGAAGAAGTCCCAATTGGAGAAGTCCCAGTTGGAGAAAGGCTTTTCTTACTTCAAAAAGAATCAACGCGGCACCTTAAGAGTATAGCCAGTATCCTTCGATTCTTTTTGTGGCTAACGATCCTTTCCCTTTTTATTTCGTTTATATACTGGTTGGCTACACCCTCCCTGTCTTATTATTAAAAAATTCTTACCTTCCATCTGTCGAATAACTCAAGCAGATGTTTAAAAAAGGATTAGTAACATGGAAGGTGTCCGGTGTCCGTAAGGCCCGGGGGTCTATTTCTGCAGTCATCTGCTTGGGTAACCTGACAGCACCTTCCACCTTTTTTATAATGCCATGTCAAATACTCAAGCAAAATTTTATCGTAACAAGGCCGATCTCGTGAGCCTTGAAGGTGTCGAGGTGGAAGCCGGAAGCCTTTGGAGACTGAATCCCAAACTTAACCTACTGGAGCTGGTCGATGATGACCAGTATGTAACCAAAAACATTGGTTCAGATCTCTTTGAGAGAGCTTAATTGGATAAGTTTATTTGTTTAGTTAGTGTTTCCCTTGTATTTAAGATACATTATTTTCTATATTTGCTGAACAAACAAACAATCAAACTGACAGTCAGACACACAGTCAAACAGTTAGTTGTAATAAAAAACCCACCTGCTCCTGCAGATGGGTCTTGAAAATGAAACTTGAGAAGTTTATAACTCTCGAAGGATCATGTAGATTAAAAGCAAATAAATCGCTTCCATATCGTTAAAGGTATTTGAGCGTTAATATCAAAAGCTGGAGCCACGAACTCCGGCTTTTGTTTTTCAGTACTGATTAGCTCTTTACAATACCTTCCAAAAATACTGATTTCCAGGCATCTTCCACTTCGGTCAAAATGTTTTTTATTAACCACAACAGCTCAAAAAAACCGTTTAAAACACTGAAATACAATAGTTTAAAATTTTTTAAAGGCTTTTATTGTCGATAAGTCGACAATGCGTCCTTACAGTGAATATTTTCACCAATTAACCAATTTGTTAATTGTCACACTATAATTAACATATAAGGTAACTTTTTACATATATTTGGTTAAAGCTTTCTAAATGGTTTTAGCCGAAAAGGTCCCTTATCTTAAAAATATTTGCGGAATAGCCATCGATCTATCGGCGCTTCCCGTGCCATCGTATTCAGAGAGTGGCCAGCCTTTCTATGATTCTTTTCTTGCATCCAGCGCCGCGCAGTCGGTTTATTTTGGTAAGCGCAGCGTGAGTTTTTCTGAAGAGTCCAAAGAAACTGCCGCCGGGACCAGCTGGGAGATCAAAGCCAGCATCACCTTTCCAAATTCAGATGCGCAACGCGCCCATCGAATAGAAGAATTCCGGAAAGCAAAATATTTGATCGTACAGCTAAGCGGCGGCAACGCCCTTTTCCTTGGCCGTAACGATTACTTCCAGAATACCACACCCACCATAAAAATTAAAAGTAACGAGCAGTTGACCATGGTTGAATTCAGCCCCCTTGCGATGATGCCAACCGGATTTCTGCCCAATTATAACCCCGGACTCCTGCCCCATGATGTACCGGTCAACCTACTAAACGCTTCTTAACCTATGGCATGGCCTATTTTACCAAAACAAGATGATCCCCAACGGCTGCTACAGCTAAACGGCGTGCCAATTAAATTCTGGCTTTCTGCCGGTGAGATCAATGAGATCATTAAGCGCCTTTCTGCCCTCCTGGGTGAGGAAACTTCCCTGTACAAGGGAGAGTTTGATTATCTGGCAGAAATAGAAGCCGAACATCCACTTCCTGAACCAGGATCCTACGCCCATCTCCGGGTGATTGCTGGAGATGACATTTTCTGCCGTTGGGATAACACCACGAAGAAGTGGATCCAGGACGGACTGGTAAAAGACCAGGAACCTGTGGTGATTGGCACTGCCGAAAACATTCGTGCCGTCCTGGAAGCCACAGGAACAAAATACTACGGCACCAAAGATGGTGTTGCAGGGGTTTGGGCTTTTCCTGAAGGCACGGGCGGTGGTACCCCGGTTGAAACTGTCGAAGGCTTCAAAGTTTTCAATTTCTCCAACGGTTACCAGGGCGGACTTACATGGAAACCTTTCTCAAACTTTGAATTTGACGGCAATTCTTTTTCCACCACTACAACCTTAACTCCCACTACTGCCGATATTCCGGCAGGCGAACAGAAGTTCGCAGCAATTGTCCTGAATTCAAATGGAACAATTACACTTGTCGAAGCGCAACCTGCCGTCAATCCATCTGCTCCCAACATAGATCCTGCAACCCAATACATACCCGATGGGGGACTCATCCTGCTTTCTTCTGGTGCCGCAACTCCCGAAGGTGTAAGTCTTCAAAAGATCTATACGAATAATTCCGGAATTGCCGGTGGTGAGTGGGATGCAACAATTTCCCGTGGGGGAGCAAGATGGGATCTTGCTTCCAATGAAGGCGAAGACGGAGTGTGTATAAAGGGAACAAACCTACTTGCAGATGATATGATTCAGCTTACTGCAGAGGAATCTATTCCTGTGGCTAATTTTACCGAGCTAACTTTTAAAATAAAGAACCTGGTAAATACCGGGCTTCCCGCAGGAAGTAGTGGCGGCTTTAGATTTGTCGCCAATGGGAATTATATTCATTCTAATGGCCAGATAAGAACAAACTCTGTCCTTCTTCCAAGTTTTGACACCGGCGGTTATGATGTAACCAATACCCAGGATTGGCAGTATATCTCTCTTAAGATGCCGGCATTTCGTTTTATCTCCATCAATTACCTGGGATTCGTTTTTGATCACGCAGATCCTGCCGTGGTACCAACCATTCTCCTGGATGATATCAAATACAATGACGGCTCTGCACCAAGTGGAGAAAACTTCGCGACTGTTGGTTATGTAGAGAGGCTACATAACGAACAGAAACTGGATCTTGACAATAAAGTTGATAAAATAGCGGGTAAAGGTCTTTCAACAGAAGATTACACCACAAGCGAAAAAACCAAGCTTTCCGCCTTAGAATTATTCCACAAAGGCATTCATACGGATATTACAGCGTTAAGGGCTGCTTATCCTGAAGGAGCAGGGCAAACATGGCATAAAGGCATAGGAGGCTGGACAGGAGATGTAGATGCGGGTGCTGGTGCAGACAATGTGCGGTACCTGTGGGATGCTTCAGATTTGAAGTGGGTCATTCAGCAGGGTGCAACCTCAGCTGAAACTGCTGAAAGTATAAAATCAAAACTGCTTCAGAACCCAGATACTTTTACGGTTACTCAGGCTATTTTAGACAAGATCAACAGCATCACAGCTATTTTTACCACTACTTTAAAAGCTTCTTATGATACTGCCGCCAGTTGGGTTTCGACCAATGGACAAAATGTAGTTGATCATTTGACTAAATGGGTTACACCTACTGTAGCAGGGAAAATTCCTGTTTCACAAGCTGATGGATCTATTGTATGGCAGGATAAAACTCCAAATAAATTCTTAGGAACTTATACTTCCCTGGCAAATCTGGAAGCTGCCTATCCGGCTGCGAATGCTGGGGAACATGCTGATGTTGATGCCGGAGTTGGTACCGATGTGAAAAGATATATATGGGATGCTGACGATAATAAGTGGGTTACTGGTGGTACAGGTGGAACAATCGACACTTCAAACCTTGCGAAATTAGACTCGACTAACAACTTTTCCCAACCGCAAAACTTTGTTAAATTAAATATCGAGGATTTAGGAGTTAGCAACCCTCGAACTACTCGAATTAAATTAAGCGGTTCAAGTACTTTTTCAGGCTGGTTTTCGAAACTTATATTTGGGGTTACTTCAAACGGCGCAAATTATGATATGCTCGAATTGGAAGGCGGTAACAACTCGTTTGGTAATAGCAAAATAAAGTTAAATGCTAATAAAACCACAGTCACGCAAACTTTAGAAGTTTTAGGAGCGTTAACAGGACTTCCTAAAATAGACTTGACAAGGAATAGCCACGATGTTTTAAGCTTTAGCACTTTCGGGAAAATGTCGGGCTCTATTTATACCGAAAACAGCAACCCTCAGAACCTTGTGTTTGAATCTGTTATGAACGGAGGTACAGGTTGGTCATCGGGAATAAGATTTAGACTTAGAGGTGGTGACGGAACCATGTCATTACCCTTAGAATTACGATCTAATGGTTATGGAGATTCTTGGATACAGGCCAATTCCAGAATAATTTTAAGTTCTCAAGGGATAGATTTATCTAATTTAATTGAAGCTGCCGATGATGCAGCAGCAGGGGCGGCTGGTGTAGCCGTAGGTAGAGGATATATTAACAGCGCAACAGGCGCACTTCATAAAAGACGTTCATAATGGAAACACTAAAACTAAGATCAAAACAGCCTATTGTTAACCTCGATGCTATGAAGGCTAAAAATGCTTTTTTGACAGCAACTTTCACAGATATTAAAGTGCTGCCATTTTCAGGGGTAATAAGATACTTCGCCGAAGTTTGGAATTACGATGAAAATGATCAACCGATTGCAGATTCAATGCGTGAGGTAGAGCTTTTTCTGAAAAGAGAGGAATTAGATAATACAATTGTGGATGCTTTGTTTCAGCAGAATCCCGTTGACTTCGCCACAGGAGTTTTTTCAGCCAACCTTCGCGAGTTTGCAAAGATGGCCTTCCTTAGAAAAGTAGTTTCCGATGGAAGATATGGCCTTACCGTGGAAAATGTAGAGTTAGTAGAATAACTTCTTCAGGCAGGATTCTTTCCGATTGAAGGAAAACGTCGAAGTAGTTCCAATCCCATAAAAATGAAAAGCCCCCTCAAAATCTTCCGCAGC